TTGAAGTTGGCGAAGTCGTCCCAATGCCAACGTTGCCATCAGTCAGTAGTACCATTTTAGTTGATCCAGCAGGAGCAAACCTCAACATCTTTCCGCTACTCGTTTCAAGGTATCCGCCGCTAGAGTTGGACATATACATTTGAACGAAACTTGAGTCGGTGCTATCCTCCGAACGAATATGAGGGGTGCTGCCGCTAGAAAATGCACCACGAACATGAAGTTTTGTTGTTGGCGAATTCGTCCCGATGCCAACGTTGCCATTACTAGCCAAAATCGTCAAATCGCCCCCAGTTCTGCCACCCGCCATTAACTCTAAATTTTTAGCAGAATCGCAATTTATTCTGGCTCCTAATGATCCATTGTCATGCAAATCAAGACTGCTTGCACCACTATCTGCTGAGTCAATTCTGATCCTCGTGGTTCCACTAGACTTTACTTCGAGAACCTCATTCGGGCTAGTTGTCCCAATCCCTACATTGCCACCATTCCCAAGTGTCATTTTTGTACTATTGTTGGTAATAAACTGAACATCGTTATTGGTTTGTGTTCCTATTTTACCTATAGTGCTGTTCGCCTGAACAAGAATAGAAACTGCGCTCGCCTTTTCAAGCACAAAATCTGCATTACCCGCTGTCGGCTTAACGTGAAGGTCGTATGATGGGGCAGTGCCGACACCAACATTACCATAAACAATTAAATTGTTATTAAACTCCGCTGGATTTAAATCTCTTAATTCTATTGTAGCCATTTTAAAATTCTTTTAATATCGTGGTTGTAAAAAAGGCGATGCAGTCGTATTAATTCCACTTACACCCGTAACAACGTTTTTGTTTGTCTCTCCATCCGTAACAACAATTTGTAAAGACTCTATATTCATTACACTTCCGCTGACGAAAAATCCCTTATCATTATCATCTAAATCAAAATCCCCCACAAAATTAAGAGAACTTTGTTTATTAGAGCCGATGGCAGATGAAAAATCCACAGACGCTAATCTCAAACCAGAAATATCATAAACCATGTGCTGAACACCCAAACCAGTTTTAAATGTTACATTTAAATCATATTGATCGTCCAAAACAAAATCTTGATAAAGATTACCAGTTAAACTCCCCGAAGTTAAATAACTTAAATCGACACTGATTTGAACAGGTAAATTCAAAGGTCTGTCATCGTAAAGTTTATAATTTAAATAAGAAATATTTTCTCTTTCCAAACCGAGAGAAACAGAACAGCTTTGAACTGTATCTATTTCAAACTTAATGCCTGTGTCGCTTCTTTTGGTTAGTTGTAAATCTATATTGCTAGGTACAAATGGAGTCGATGGGTTTTCTATGTTGGTTGGTTTAAAATGATCTGGAACTAAAAGAGCAACGCCACTGAAACCAGTTTCTGCTGTTTGTGTATTTATGTAGGGTACACCTTTACCTTGGATATCGCTTTTCATGAAAACGTTATCAGCAACAGCACCCACGCTCACAGTAACCAATTCACCAACACCCAAACTAACAGAATAACTATTAATATAAGAATTCTGAAAAATTAAATAATCATAATCAGAAGCATTAGGGTCAGCGACCTGACCTGTAATAAGATGTCCAGTTGGAAATAGCGGCTTTGGATAACCAGCCCTTTGACTTCTTACTTCTTCTCCAGTTTGAGCAATTTGAAGATAAATATTTTTTCTATCTGTTAACCTATCAAATAGTCCAGATATAAATTGAACTGGAGTTTCAACCCGACTCTTCCTTAAACTAAATCCCATTCTGTTTTCGTTATTTATCCCATCAGATATATAACTGAAATTAACATTAACAGAAGGAGGAGCAGTTAGTTGACTATTAACACTAGAGGTTCTTCCTAGTACAGAAACTTGTTCTTTTGGAAGTTCAAAACTATAATTAAAATCCTGAACTCTGTAAAGCCGACTAAGAACCTGATAGCCATCGGAATTATCACCAGAAACACCAGTAACCGAGATGTCAGTTACTCCTTCTGGCGATCCAAAAAATACGTCTTGTACGCCGTAGCTGACTCTATTTCTTGCCATTGTCAGATTCTTTCTTCTGCTCACTAGCTAAAAGAATACTGGCTAAATAGTAATCAACTTGGTGGTGCTGCGCTATATCCCTAATTTGAGAAACTCTTTCCTCATTATCATCAACTGGATTAGTAAGATACTTGTCTATACTCTTAATCCAATTTTTAGGTTCCTCGTTCGCAACAATAACTTCAGTAATACCTTGAGCCACTTCCTTTTGTCTTTTATTTAATCTTTTGATTTTATGTAGCTTTCTTAAAGAAGCCTCCACCCGCGACATCAATTGATTAGATAAAATAAGATTATCAGAAACTTTTCTCAAACTATAATAAGCTTGACTTTGTTCGCCTTGACCTATCGGGCTAACATTCTTAGTTTCTTGAGGAGTACCAGTTCCTTGTGGTCTGCCGCCTCCTCCGTTTTTCTTTCCTCCGATAACAGGCTGATATAAACCTTTGTCTCTTAGTTCTTTAAATTTGTTTTGAGACTCAAGAGATTCTTCTGGGTCTGGAAGTCTTCCTGTCTCGATAGCTGTTATTCCTTCGTCTGGTGTGAGAACACCTAACTCAACAAGTCTGTTATAAATCTTAGATGATGTCATATCATCACCAAGAGCAAAAGTTTCAAAGCATGGCATTGGGTAATTCTTGAATCCCATTTCCTTAGAGATTCTTTTAATCTCTGGAAGTAAAAATTCATTTATAAATGCTTCTCTAGCTTGATTTAGTCTAGCTAAAAATACTTCTGTCTTAATTGATTGATTCGCAAACTTCTCATCTCCAACAAGAATGTTTTGTAAGCCAATTCTAATGTCAGAATCTACTACTTCATATTTTTGAGGCCCAAGTAAGTTTCCAATGTCAGGAATAACAAATTTAGCTTCGGTAGTATAATCAGCAATAAGAACTCTTCCTACAGATTCATTTTTGAAGAGGTCTTGCATAGCTGCTAAATTCTTAGGGTTAACACCGCCCTTGTCTGGCTCTGTTCCCATTGTTACAAGAAGGATTGCTTGCTGCATGGTTCTTGCGATAGCCATATCCATCTTCTTCATCTCAGCTTTCCAGTTGATATCTTCTAAAACTGGATAACCCATAGGAACCGCAAATGGCTCGTAGTCTTGCTTCTTATAAAATATAGCTTTGATCTTTTCAGAGCTTAAAGGCATCAAAACAGAATTGCCTTTTGTGTTTTTAATCTGTTCTTTAGTTTCTGGAGGAAGACTATTATAAACATCAACATCCTCTTCTGACTTTGGAGTTCTAAGTCTGTTTAGCTCGTAGTCAGTTAAGATTTTAAAGTAATTACCAGTTGTAAAATTCAAGCCGCCCTGAATTTGAATGTCGGCTGGATTCAAAATCATATACCTCAAAGGAAGGTTAACATACACGCCATTTGAACCAAAAGTTTGAGTAAGCTTTCTTAAATCATCATTTGAAACCTTGCCATCAAACCTATAAACAAAAACGTTTCCAGAGCGATAATACTCTCTGAAAAACTTGTCCATGAAACTTCTTAAATTGTTTTTATTAAATAAAGCCTCAAAGAAATCTCTAGACTTCTTGCTTCCCCCTCTGTAAAAAATAGGAGAACAAGAAAACTCTGTCATCATGTCAATTGTATTACGAAATATAGCAAAGTTGTAATAAGCTTTTTGACAAAGAATAACGGTGTCTCTAATGTCTAGATTAGATTTATTAGTTACGCCGTATGTATACTTGTATGGAACTACTCCATCGGTAATATTCTTAAACCTGTCGGTTCTATGAATACTTCCAGCTTTGTTTCTTCTCGTGGAAGTTGCGACTATTTCCTCAGTAAACAAAGGGGTGGCACTAGATGCCACCGATTCCTCCATTTTAGGAGCCGCCTTTTTTGCTGGCTTTTTAGCACTTTTTGCTTGTTTCGGTGCTTTTTTGTTATTTTGTTCCATTGCTAAACTTTATTTTATTTTAAATATTTACACAAATTAAAGCATCATGGGAGAAAAAGTGTCACTAAATTCTTCCTGTTGCACACCTTTTATATCAAAGTAGCACTTCAACGCCCAAACACCAAGCATTAGTGTGGTATAGTTATCTCGCCTTGCTCTGTTGGCTGAAGTATTTCTTTTCAAATGTTGCGGTAAATCAAATGTTTGTGTGCCTTTTGCTGTGCTTTTTACTTCAATTAACGCACATTGCTTTTTAGTCTGATATATTAAGTTATCCTGATTTTCTATAAAGTCCAGTATTGTTTCTCCTTTTGGCAAGTCAAGGTTAATCCTTTGAGATGTCATTGAATTAAAGATAGGCCCATTTGCCGTAGCTTTTGAGGCAAACCAAATTCGCTTATGATCAATACAAGCCTGAAGGTGTTCGTTTGCCTTACGGAGCCAGTTTGATGTGAAGATTTGTCTGAAACAGATTTTACCGCTTTCTTTGTTGTAATCTTTCTTGACTTTAGTAATTTGTTTTTGATAATCAGAACCTTCCGCATCACTATTGAATTCAAAGAACTCTAGGTTTTTAGAAAATATTTCAGACTCATTACAACTATCTATAAATTGAGAACCTGCATTATCAATTATAAGCATTTCAACATTAAAGCTTTCCACTAAATAATTTAAATAACTTATATGATCTTTTAGGTCTCCACCCGCTACCGCATAACTGTGAACAAGTGTTCCTGTTTGATTCTCTTCGTTTATCTCTATCACTGACATCGCGAAGTAGTCAGAGCTTGGACTGTTAGAAAACGAGGGGTCAATCGCAATAATATACTTATCTTCTGTAGAGCCTTTTATCCTGACCGTTGGAATTTGCCCATCTTCAATTGTACACTCGTGCATTTTCTTTGCGCTAAAGTAAGAATCAGAGCCATCTGTAAACTGAGCACAGTATTCTCGTTGGAAAGAAGCGTTTGAAGTTCCGCCATTTTTAGCTTCTTCGATCACTGTTGTATCTATCATTTCTGTAGGCAACGCTTCATAGCTTAGTTGACTTATGAAATAACTCGTATCGCTTTCTTTTTCTTTACTGTAAATATTTTGAACCCACTCTTTATAAGTCTTGTATAAATTTTCAAAAGTATAACTTGCGGAAGACAAAGCTATCATTTTTGAATTGTTTTCAAACTTCATTCTTTGATCTTCAGTCATTACGCCTTCAGCGATAAGCTTGTCTTCTACCTCTCTTATCTCTAAACGCTCTTTCATATTTTGAGGAGCAACAAGGAATGGCATGAGAACCGTATTGATAATATCTTCTGGTAACAAAAGATACTCATCAAGAACTAGAATATTTGCACGGAAGCCACGAATCTTTTCGCCATTCAAAGGAATAGCTGTTATAGAGCCGCCATTAATCTGCCATTCAAATTGATCATTGCGTTTAGCTTTTACACCAAAAGCTTGAGACAAAAGCTCTGCACCTTTAGACTCGACCAGCTTCTCTAAATTATTAAAGATAAAACGAGCAGTACGAAATGTAGGGCCAGCAATTAGTATCTTGGTGCCAGGTTCAAAAATGCATTGTAGAAAACAAAACACAGAAGCAATAAAAGTTTTACCGCAGCCACGACCAAGAACAAGCATACTGAAGTTTTTATTAAGCATCCCTTTCAGCATTATTTCTTGAAAGGGGGCTAACTTTATTCCAGATATGAGTTCGGTTGTTATGCCTAAGTTTGCCCGAAGAAATTTAGCTAGAGTTATCCTAGCCTCTTTTCCTTCAAGGTTTCCTTTAACCTTTAAGAACTCTTTGTTTAAGTCCTCAAAAGTCTTCTCATTTTCTTGAGCGTACCACATTACGATGCATTTTTAAGTACAAGAACATCCTTATCGTGCAATACTTGTTGGTTTGTTATAATATTGTCTTGCTTCAAAAGTTCAACAGCTTTAAAAACTGCGCTATTTTTCTTTTCTGAATAGTCGTCAAACATTATAAAGCCTGTTTTTTTCAGTAAGTTCATCGAAAGTTTACCATCCATGTAAACGTGATAAAATTCATGATTTCCATCAATGTAAATTACATCGAATTTAGATTTTAAGTCTGGAAGTATATTGGCAGATCGATCTTTATGATACACAACTTTGTCGCCATACTTATCTAAAATGTTTGATTTAAATGCTTCGTAAGTTGTTTTTTGATTTTCAGTTTTAATTCTGGTTTTGTTGTTTGGGTTATTATACCAATCCTCATCTCTGTGAGGGTCTATGCATGTTATTTTTGATGTTGGATCGGTTAGTATTTCAGTTAAAAACCAAAGTGTTGATTGTCCTTCGCAACTTCCTATTTCTAGAAACTTTAAATTACGCTTACCTTTAAAGCGAAGTAAATGTTCTTCCATTGGTTTCAGCCTTGATTCTCTAGTTTGAAAATCAAAAGTAAATGTTCCACCAAGCCATTCAATTGGTTTATTATTTTTCATATTTATAAAACTTTCATGTCGTAACAGTATTGCAGGTCATAATACTTGTGTGTATTATTGCTTAAAAATATTTTTTCAATAACTCTAGACGATTCTTTTCTGTCTTTAACAAATAGAAATTGTAAGTGAGGGTACGCTTGAATTAGGTATCTAACATTGTGAAATATGTATTCAGGAGTAGCCTTTATCTTCTTGGATACATGAGGTAAGAAGTTAAATGATCTACACTTATTTAAATCTTCTTCAATCAATACAATAAGAGAAGCTTCTGCTTCTCCTGCTCTTTCTATCTCTCTAGTGAATCGGTCAAACCCGCCACTAAGTGTACCTATGAAATCAGAAACAGACTTTCTTTCTATATAAGTGTTAGAGTCTTGATCGCTAAAAGCATAATCTCCAAACTTTAAGTTTTTAATTTGTTTATTAAGGTTTTTAAAATCTAAAGGTTTCTGTTCTCTTGTATCAACGTATATTTTTGAGCTACTCTGATTCTTTACTGAGATTTTATCTTCAGGTTTTTTATATCTAGAAATTAAACCAACCTCTTCGCAAAGTTTATAATAATCATCGAAAAAGGAATTATAGACTTGAACTGGCGGCATCATTAAGGTTCTTAGCTCTACTTGAGTTGGAGCAAAAATAAGGTCTTTTTTTTCTTTTCTTGAAATTAATAACTCTCGACAGTATTCTTTTGCTTCTGGCTTAGATTGCCCCTTCAACCAAAGGCGCAAGTTTTGACGAGAGTTAAAATCGTTCTCAAAGTAATAATCTTTGTTCTTAAATTTAATTATATTTCCATCATGCTTATCGTGCCGTGGATAATAAGTTTGATAATACTCAGCAAGTCTTAGCTTGTGAGCTTTAAGATGTGCATGTAAAGACCTTTCTGTAGCGAAAGTCTTATCGCAAACTTTACATTTATGCAATTGCTCTTTTTCGGTCTTCAAACTCATAATTAAAATATTCTATGTCTTCTTGATAGAGTTCTCTAACTAATTCAATACTTTTTGAATCATAGAACTTAGAGTAGTGCGGCTTTTTGTTTAACTTTTTAGCTTCAGCTAATTGTCTTCTGTCGATATCTAACTGGTCACAGACTTTATCAAAGTCTTCTTGTAAATTTTCAAATCTTCCTATAAAATCAAAATCAATTTCACCTTTGTTATTTTTTAACCAATTAATTTGATTAGCTACCCATCTACCTTTGTTATTGTTTTTATAAATGTTTGTATAGAGTGACATATCATTTGTAGACTCTATGGTTTTTAAGAATTTCAAAAATTGAGGTTTTAAATTTAAATACCAATTCTCCTGAACTTGTGGATGCCCAC